AACCGTGTTCACAGCATCGGTAAACTGGATCGTTATTGAACCGCCGTTAACCTTTTCACCGGATATAATCAAATCAGTCAGCACAATGCCCTGCTTGCTCTTGGCTTCGACAATCGTCTGTGTTCCCGCACTTGCTAAAGTCACGGCAGCGAAATGCCCATCGTGAGCAGCGTGGGAGGTAGTCACTAGCACCGGAGCATCGTCATACCCGGTGTAGGTGTGATAATCCTTGCCACTTTTAGGGTCTATGAGTCTTGATTTTATCATTTTTCAATACTGTGATAATAACCGAATATCGTTGCTTGGGCCAACGCTGGCTCAGTCGTGTAATCAACAGCCACCTCATCAAGATAGCCGAGAATCAATGCACCGTGGAAGTTCACCTGAATCGTCTCTGACGCTATGTTGGAGCCATAAAACAAATACTTCGCCGGGGTGGTTCCCGTTGCATCACTCCTGCAAGTCGCTGATGCTGGCCTACCAGAGCTTATGTTAAGATTGACCCCTGTGATCGTGTCACCGTCTGCCGTGGTGCCGGTCGGGGAATAAATAAACCAACTCCCAGCCACATCAGACCCCACCGATATACACTCTATAATTAATTTCATAGAGGTGCTGTCATTTCGCAGCCAGATAATGGAGTCCGTAGCGTCTATGTTCTTCGATGCTGTCCAGACATAGCTATCTTCATAGTTTTCAGAGGTGTGGCTGATCTCACTTTCAACCTGGGCATACACCCGCAGCATGTTGTCCTTAGTTACCCTGGCTCCTGCTGACCCGCCCGCACCGTCTTCTATTTGTAATCCCATGATTTGCTCCTACTGAATCAGTGTCTTGTCGAGTTCATAGAAAGCCACGTTGATGGAAATAGCCTGGCTTGTATTGCTGGTCGGGGCCTGATAAGAAATGGCAAAAGCATAACCGGGAGGAACCACAATCCGACCCTCATCAACGGCATTGCTTGATCCTGCCGCAACATACGCCCACCACCAATGTACACCACCACCTTCAATCATTGTGGTCATGGACTTTTTGAACGTCCCAACAACTGTGTCACCTGTTCCGTGGTTAGAGTTGACAGGCGTGATGTCAGTCCCACCAGTGATTGTCGGGTTCTTGTAATACTCAAGCGTCCCGCCGCCAGTGCCACTGGTTGATGCCCAGACATCGTAGAACACCCTGTCAATCACCAGCACAATATCTGAGTTGGTGTTCTCGTTCTTGATGTAAATCATCGGCGTTTCAGCCGCATCGGTCAGCGTGATCTTACCCGTTGTAGCCTCAAAGTAATTTCCATCGACTGACGAATGCAACCGTTGGGACACCGCAGTTGCCCGGGTGAGCATCTGATTGTCAGCGTTGACCTTCGCGGCATACCTTGCTCCTGCCGCCCCGTTAACTATCGTGTTTGGCATTACTCCACCTCCGTATCTCTAATGGTTACATCTGTCATTAGAGACAGGTGCAGGTTGATTTTTTTCAATTCCGTTAAAATACCCAACAATATCTGATCCTGGGCGGCATTCGTTATATTCAACTTCTCAATGCCACCTTCGGTTGTCTTTACGTCAAGGTCATAGACCTTACCGTCACTGTCTACAAACTTGACCTTACCCGTGCTATTCGTAATCCCTGTGGTATAAAAGTCCGTCACGATAACCACACCTCCAGAGTATCGTTGGTGTCCACAGCCTGTGCGTAGAACAGTAACCCTTCAGTCGATGTTATCGTGTCCTGGATGATCTCATCGTCCTGTATGGTCAGGTATGTGGCTCCGCTTGAATCGTCTGCCAAGCGGAACGCATTACCGTTCCTGGTCCTGGCAATGAACTTGGTAGCAGTTGTGCTGTCCGAGTTAATGGCCTGCCAGGTTGTGGTCGTTATGGGTTCCGCTAATGGGGTTTCAATTAATGCCATTTGATTTTACCGAGGGGCCGTTAAGCCCCCCAGTATAAGGGTTAGTAAGTATCCAAGGATTTCAGGCACACTGCCGTAACCTCCACCTTGCAACCATCAATATCAACATCGCTGGTATCGGTGGTAGCCGTAATATCAATGGTGTCAGCATCTTCAAAGTAGATTGGCACCCAGTCATGGGTAGCGCCAAGAATACCACCCGCTGCCGTGTCAACAGCAAGGGCATCGCCCCAGGTGTTGTTGGCAGCATATCCAAGGTCCACGGTTCCGCTGGCGGTTTCAGCGGTAATTACCCTGAGCCAGCAGGACACGACAGTCGTTCCTGCGGGAACAGCGAGCACCTGTGCTATGTCACCTTCCCCTGCCTCTAGGGTCTGTTTACTGAAATCCACAATATTCCGAAGAATGAACATCTCGTCCTCTTCGGGGGTGTGTTTCGGGGGAACCATCTGCCCCGCAATCGAACCGTCATAAAAAACATAAGTTGTTGCCATTTCGTTAACCTCCGTTGCTCCCCCCTTTTAATCGGGGGGAGACATTATTAAGCGTGGGCAGCCGAGTAGCTGGAAATTACCATCGTTCCAAAATCCTTGGAGTTGAACAAAGTCTTCTTCAACCCGAAGATGGAACCGGCGGCGACACCCTTCTCGTTGCCGTAATCGTCCTTGTCCTCGTACCAGGACAGGAAGTTATCCTTGCCGACCTTCCTCTGGTCCACCCTGTCATAAGCGTTACCCAGGGCGAATACTCCAGCCTGTGCGCCTAAGAGGATGTTCCTGCGAACGCTGCTGACCGGGGAGTAAATCTTGTGGGACTCAAACAAGATCATTTTGTTGTAGACACCGAGGGACCCGGTAAAGATCGGGTTCTTCAGTCCACGGTTATTGGCGTACATCTGGATCTCCTGCCATTTCGCAGCAGTCGAGCCACCCAGGTTCAGCTTCAGGTCCGTACATGAGTACGGGTGCAGAACCACAACAAAGTACTCATCGCCTTCGATCTTGACCGGACGCATCGGGGGATCAGCGGTAATCGCCTTTTCCTTGGCGTAGTCAAGGTCTTCCAGCTTGATCTGGTCGTTCGCACCGAGGTTACCTTCATCAGTGGCAATCACACCAGTACTGGAAACGTCACCGGACAGGATGTAGTGCGCTGTGTCTGGAGCCGTGCCGGCCTGTGCGTGGTTGATGGTCGTGTCACCGCAGAGATACCTGAACATATAAGTCTCCCACTTGGTGCTCCACCACATACCCAGGTTCTTACTGGCGGCCTTGCGGAGATCGTGAAGCGTTCTCTGCTGGCTCATACGCCTGAAAGCGTGGGCATGTCTCAACTGGTCGATCACAATGGAATCCTGGTAATAGGTCAGAGCCTCTTCGTTGCCCTGGAGCCTGTTATCGCCAGTGATGCCGTCACCAGTCATCTGCATCAGAAGATCGTACTTGATCGTGTCACCTGCGGATTTCTCCAGGTCGGTGATCCTCTGAATGATTGAATACTCGTCCTTCCCAAGGAACTTTTTGAAGAAGTACGTTCCTTTGAGGGCTTCCCGCATAGTCGTCTTCGACCAAATGTTAACATTTTGAGCCGAAGAATTACCAAATTCTGTTACTGCCATTGTTTAATCCTCCATTGGTTTATTGTTCTTGTGCCGCAAGGAGAGAGTGGACCTTGTCAATGTCGCTGTCAGACAGACCCATAAAGTCGTCCAGTGACATGTCAGCCACGGTCTCCACAGTTGTGTTTGCGCTCTTGGCCTGGTTGCTCACCTGCCCGAATCCGGTAGGTTTATTGGCCAATCGGTTAAGGTTCTCTTTTTCCAACGAGTTGGACTTGGGGGCCTTTACAGCCTTGGGGCCGCCTGCCCCGTTGCCTCCGCTCAAACCCTTGAGTGCTTTCGACAGCTTGCGCTGCATCACTGCGTTACTAGGCGTTGTGAATGTTTCAATCAGCAGTTCCACGTCTGAATTGGGGAACTGTCTGGTGAACTCCTGTGACACAGGAGAGGTAAGGATCTGACCCATAGCCTCCTCAATGGAGTTGGGGGTCGGCAATCCGTTTGCATGTATGTACTGGTCGTACATGCCATTCAATGCCTGCCACTGGCCCTGAAGTTGATTCATGGCCTGTGGGTAACGCCGATCGGAGTTAATGATCTTGTTCAACGCCTGCCGCTGTTGCGTTAGTGCGTGGTTCTGGACCATGCTGGTGGATATCTGGTCCACCTTCTGGTTCAGTTCCTCGAACTTGGGTTTGGACTTATCGTCAGAACTCTTCATTTTTGTTATGTTCAGGACATCCTCTGTTTTCACAAAGGGTGTCCCGTCATCATCGAAATTCACCGCCATTCTGTCGGGAATCTCTGGCTCTTGGGGAACAGGAGGGATCTCCTCCTGCTCCTTCCGAGCTTCCAACGCTTTAGCGAAAGTCTCAGAGATGCCCTGGAGTTTGCCTTCATGTTTTTGACGTTTACTTCTCTCGTCTGTCAGCGCATGAACAAGGCCGGTGTTTGCTCGTTTCAACTCGCTCATCTCGGCCTGCAATCCCTCCAGGGTTATCCCTTGCTTTTCCTGTTCACCCGGTGGCGGCGTTTGGATCTCACCCGTTTCAGGAATCGCTGGTTCTTCCACTGGTCCTACAACTGCCTGGTCAAACAACGCACTGCTCACTTCTTCGCTCATGGTGTTCCCTTTCTCGCCCTTAACGGAGGCGGCCCGAAAACTAAAAAAGCCCGGAAAGAACAGATGGATCTCTGTCCCTACCGGGCTTCCTTAGTACCCCTTCAAGAGGGGCTAAATTGAAGTACCCATTTTATTCATATCTAGGATATGAACATTTTAATTGTTCTTGCTTTTAACCATTCCTTTCTTGTGTATGTCTGCTTCAAAAGTCCCAATCCCACCCTGTGTGAAATTGACTTT